CCCCGGCGGTCGGCTGGGTCAAAGAGCTTGAGGTTCGCGAGGGCGCGATCTGGGGGCGTGTCGAATGGAATGCGGAAGGGGCTGCGGCCATCACCAGCCGCGCCTACCGCTACTTGAGTCCGGTGTTCACCTTCTCGAAAGGGTCGCACGAAATCCAGCGGATCGTGAGCGTCGGGCTCACCAATTCCCCCAATCTTGAAATGGCCGCGCTGAACTCGGCCGAGCAAAAGGAGACTGCCGAAATGGTAGACCCCACTATCCTCGAGGCGCTTGGCCTCAAACCGACCGCTGACACGGCGGCCGCTGTGCTGGCGATCAACGCGATGAAGGATGAGCACCAAACGGCTCTGAATTCGGCCAAGGCTGGCCCTGACCCGGAGAAGTTTGTCCCCGTGGCCGATCACCAGTTGGCGCTGAACCGGATCGAGAAATTCGAAGCCGCCGAAAAGGCCCGCGCCGAGGCGGAAATCACCGAAGCGGTCGATGCGGCTATCGCAGGCGGCAAGATCGCGCCCAGCTCGAAAGAGTTCCATCTGGCAGCTTGTCGCGCCGAGGGTGGGCTCGAGCGGTTCCAGACCTTTATCGGGGCTGCCCCGGTGATCGCTGGCAAGTCCGATCTCGATACCAAGAAGCCGGGTGCAGTTCTGACTGCGCTCAATGCCGAGGAGAAGGCCGCAGCTCTCGCGCTGGGGATCTCCGAGGAAGATTACACTAAGGCGAAACAGGAGTAACCCCAGATGATCGTCACCGCCGCTTCCGTCGCAGCGCTCCAGATCGGCTTCAAGAAGTCGTTTCAGGATGCGTTCAACGCGACCCGCCCGACCAGCGACTATACCAAGGTCGCAACCGTCGTGAACTCCACGTCAAAATCCGAGACCTATGGCTGGCTCGGCAAGTTCCCGAAGATGCGGGAATGGGTTGGCGACCGCGTCGTCAAAGACATGGAGGCATTCGGCTATACCATCGTCAACAAGGACTTCGAGGCTACCATTGGCGTCGATCGCAATGACATCGAGGACGATAACCTTGGCGTCTATGCCCCGCTCTTTGCCGAGATGGGCCTGTCGGCTGCGCAACAGCCCGATGACCTGGTCTTCTCGTTGCTCAAGGCAGGCGCTGCCACGACCTGTTATGACGGGCAGTATTTCTTCGACACCGATCACCCGTCCTTTGATGAGACCGGCGCGGCGACCACGGTCGCAAATATCGATAGCTCGGGCGGCACCAATCCCTACTGGTATCTGCTGGACACCTCGCGCCCGCTCAAGCCGCTGATCTTCCAGGAGCGCAAAAAAGCGCAGTTCGTCTCCAAGACCGATCCGAACACCAGCGACACGGTCTTTAACTCGAAGACGTTCCTTTACGGCGCGGATGCCCGTTCGAACGCGGGCTTCGGGTTCTGGCAGATGGCCTATGCCTCGAACGTTGCGCTGAACGGCGACAATCTGGATGCGGCTATCGAGGCCATGCGCAGCCTGCGCGACAGCAATGGTCTCCCGCTGGGCATCAAGCCGACGATGCTGGTGGTTGGTCCCAAGCTGCGCTCGGCTGCCAACAAGGCCGTCAAGGTCATGCTCGCCGATGGCGGGGCCAGCAACGCCAACTACAACGCGGTGGAAGTTCTCGACACCGATTGGGTGGCATGATGGCGGGGCTTTTGAAAGTCGCCGCAATCCCCATGGCCGGGTTCTGGCGCGCCTCGCGGTTCTGGCCGCATGAGGGCGTCACGATCGACCCCGACGACTTGGACGATGGTGTGCTTGAGCGCCTTGAAGCCGAGCCGATGCTGCGCGTCACGCCAATCGACGGGGCCGGTCAGGCCAGCGCGCTGGATGACGACCAGCTTGTCGAGGCGATCAAGGGAGCGATTGCAACGCTCGAGGCTGGCGATTTCGGCAAGAACGGAGAGCCCAAGTTGGCCGCGATCAAGGCGAAGCTGCCCGATGAGAAGGATCGCCTTACCGCCGAATTGCGCGATCAGGTCTGGGCGGAAATCAAACCCGCCGAGTGAGTATAGCGGGCGGCGGTCATCCCTCGCCGCCCGTGAAGCCCCTGCCTCCTCCCCCTTGTGCAGGGCTGCAACGGAGAACAGCGACCGTGACAGCCGGGAGAGACCGGCACCGCAATTCAAGATCCCCGACGGGATGTCGGCGGGAACCTAATTCCCTAGCCCAAGACGTTGGAAGGCCGAAAAGGTTTTACGAAGGGCCAACCGAGGAGGCGATGATGAAGTGAGCGAGGGTCCGTGGGCCTGATCCTGCGGCGTCATAGGACGTATCATTTAGCAAGCTGGATCGTCGAATTGTTGGCGATCCAGCATCCCTAGGAAAACCTATGAGTTAGAAACTTTGGGCGTTCTCATGATGGCCCCACTCATTCGAGGATATTATGGCTTACGCGACGATCGATGACATCACAGACCTCTACGGCGCGGATGCGCTGTATGTGGCTGATCGCGATCAGGACGGCGTGGCCGATGCCACGGCTGTCGATCGTGCGCTGTCTTCGGCCAGTGCCGAGATCGATGCCCATATCGGCGTGCGCTACGCACTGCCGCTGGCCGATGTGCCAGAGTTCCTCAAAACGATCTGCGTCGATATCGCCGTCTACAGGCTGGCGCTGTCAGCCGATGTGCTCTCCGACGAACACCGCCGCCGTTATGAAGATGCGCTCGGGTTTCTCAAGCGCGTCTCGGATGGCAAGGCGGCACTGCAATTCACCAGCTCCGCGCCCGATGAGGACGGTGAACCCAGCGCAGGTCCGCGTCCGATTGTGAGTGAAGGCCCCGAGCGGCTGTTCTCGCGCGCCAAGATGAGGGATCTCTGATGGCACGCGTTTCCTTTGATGCACAGCTCGACCTCAGTGAAGCGCAGGCCAAGCTGGCGCGTCTGTCCACGAGCGATCTGGACGCCNGGATCAAACCAAGCGCCGCATCGCTGATGAGAAAACCGCCCCCGATGGCATGCCCTGGGCACCATGGTCTGATGCCTATGCGCAAAGCCTGAAGCGGCGCAACCGGATCACCCCGCGCTCGCTGCTGGTGGGCGAAAACAATCTGCTAACCTCGATCCAGAATTACACGACCGGAGAGGCAGCGCGCGTTGGCACCAACCTGATCTACGGCGCGATCCATCAATTCGGCGGTGAAGCCGTGGGCAAGAATATCCCGGCCCGCCCCTATCTGGGGATCTCCGATGACAACGCTGCGGAGATCACCGATCTGGTGACGGACCGGCTGGAGGATCTGTTGCAATGAGCGATCCCCGTCCTGACCTGCTGGCCGCGCTGCCCGATTTGATAGCCGCCCAGATCAAGCTTTCGCTGCCCGATCTGCGCACCTGCAAGGGGCAAGCCGGGCGCTTTGACATCGAGGCCCTGAAAAAGACCGGCGTTGCCGCGCCTGCCGTACTGATCGCCACAACCCGATTGTCCCAGGGCGAGACCTATGCCGGGCCGCATACGACATTCTCGATCGAGATGGCCGCGTTCGTCGTGACTAAAGATGGCCTCGGCCTCACCCGCGACGCAGCAGCTGCGCAGATCTGCCAGACACTGCTGGCCCTCGTCCCGAATAAAACGTGGGGCGAGCCGGGTGTAGGTGGCGCTGAGGCGGTCGCGGCCCTGCCGCTGATCACGGCGGCACAAACCGGCATGGCATCCAGCCTCTGGGCCGTGACATGGCGTCAGCCGATTTCCTTCTCGGCCATCCCCACCTCTGAGCCGCAAGAGATCGAGCTCTATGTCGGTCAGCATCCGAACGTGGGCGGTTCTAATGTTGATGACTACACCCAGATCGGAGGTGGGCAATGAGCTTTGCCGCCGCTGAAGCAGATCGCCGCGTTGCCAATGGCATCATGCTGGGCACGGTAACAGCCGTGAATGCCGGATCAGCCAGTGCGCGGGTCAGCATCGGGGATCTGGACACCCCGGAGCTGCCCGTAGCCCAGATGCGCGCCGGCGCGCTTTCGTTCTGGTGGATGCCAACCGTGGGGGAGCAGGTTGTGATTGCCTGCCCTTCGGGTGACGTCGCCCAGGGCGTGATCCTTGCCTCGGTTTTTGCAGGCAATGCACCTTCGAGCGATGCGGCCACCCCGATGATTGATCTCGCAGGCGGCAAGATGGTCGTGAACGGCGATATCGAAGTGACAGGAGACGTGATCGCTTCCGGCGTCTCGCTAGTCCATCACACCCATGGTGGCGTGGTGAATGGAAGCAACA